AATGTGCTGGAGCTAATCTTAACCTTGATTGCATCGGCCATTTCATAAGGTCGCTCAAGCTTGGTTTGTCGCAGTTCAATCTCAGGTAACTCGATGCCGGTCTGCTCGATGTTAAAGATGTTGTATAGCTTGGCAAACTTGTAAGACTTATCGGTGTCCTCTTTGTCTTTGCCAGTACCGAAGAAGATTGCAGGCGTGGCTTTTTGTCCTTTGACACTACCACCAAGCTCAACGACTTGTTTGTAGGTCAGCCAGTAAGGTTTTTCAAAGCCGTGCATCCAGCTGGATATCATTGTCATCAGCTGGTTCGTGCCATTGTAGGGTCGCTTGCTGACCCAGTTTTGGTGAAGGCAGGATTGTGACTGCCATGTTTTGCGCCATGAAGTCTCATCTTCCATAGCGGCCATAACGAGTTCGAGTATTCGATCGTATTTCATAGGTTGTACTCCGTTGGTTTGTGGATGTCCGGGGTGTTGATCCCTCGAACATGGTTAAACTTTATCAAAGTTATGAAAGGTTTGCAAAGGTTTTACTGTCAGCCTTACGTTCTTCCTCCACGCTTTCAGCGCATTGCCAGCAGATTGAGTCGTCGAGTATGTCATCGTAAACAACCGACGAATCATTAAAGAATGATTGATCGCAAGAAGGGCAGATAAACTGCCCGTCAAGCCAAGATGTAAGTGCCATTAAAACCAACCTCCATGTGAAACGGTTGGATCTTTTTTGAGTTTGCCATCAACAACCTCATAGACATCAAGGAAGTCACAAAACTCAAGCTTTTTTCTTTTTCTCACACACCAGCGACTGCCATCTTTAGCACCGCTTCGCTTAACAAAATCACCTAATCGTTTAACGTGACGAATAGGGTATGACTGACCTTCTTGACTGATGTAATACATAACAATTTCCTTTTAGTTGAATAGTAAAGCGAGGGTTCTTTGCGCCCCGCACAACTCGGGGGCGCAAGAACGTGAGCGCTATCGCTCATTTGTGTAATGAAGGTTATCTTCAGGCCCATCGTAATAGGTCTGATCGTTGTAAGGTTCCGACGCTACACGCATAGCTTCGAGGCCAGACTTAAAGTAACCGTCTCGTAAGATTTCATATCCAGCCAACCCTTCGTTGAATGGAGCAAAGTCTTCAATGCATTTATTCATCTGATCGAATGTCGCATCAAAATCAAACTCCATGTATCCAAGAGTTTTGTTGTCCTTATCGAACAATCGAATTTGCTTTTTTTGATTAGTCGTCATACGGATACTCCTCTTCTGCGCCGTCATCTTGCGGAGATTCATCACCTAACACCTCGCCAGTGCTGTCGTAATAAATGTCATAATCACGCGCAAGTGTATCTCCAATGCGGTCATCAGCTGTTCGACAAGCCCACTCAATGGCATCGTCCTCATTTTTAGCAAGCACCTTGATGTTCATGTCTACCGTAGTGGTAACTTGAATTAGGTAAACACGCTTAGAAACATCTTTCAGTATTTCTTCGGCAATGCTTTTTGCATCGTTAAGCGACGTGCGAACACCGCGAATACGAGCGTTCATGTTCCAGTCGTATTCACTAGCGTAATTCGATGCATCGAGAGTTGTTACCATCGACTCGCATCCCTTAATTACTTCTTGTAAAGCTTCTGCTAAATCACTCATGCTACATCCTCCATTGGAACTTCATCTATTTGAACTGCGTCTAAATCAAGCAGTCGTGGCTGGTCGTCTAACAAATCACCTTCGCACCATCCTTGAATTGCAGATGCACGTGCCAAGATTTCATTGTCAGCCTCTACCATAACGATGTGCCGTGTGGTTTCTACTAACGTGACTATGTATTCCATAACTAATTCCTTTGTTGATTAATTAATTAACAGACCGCCGTTCGGCGGCGCGCCCCGACACCGGCGCTGTCCAGCCGGTACAATCGTCGGGCGCCCGACTCGGCGTGGCTGGCGTCAAAGCTGGCGTCAAAGCTGGCGTTATGCGCTAGCCGCCATCGCACCATGGATAACAGCTACGCGAATTAAAACTATTAAGTAATACGATCTAACAAGATTGGAGACCAACATAAAAAAAGGAGGCCTAAGCCTCCTCGATTACCTCTGCCAAGCAGTCCACTCCGTAGAGCAGTGCAATACTGGTAACTGCTGATATGCCTGCGTATAACCACATAAAATTTAACAAAGCCATCATTGTTAAGATGACAGACACTGCGGCACAAATAACAAGTAAAGTCATAACTGCGTACATGGTTAAATCCTCCAAGGAAAGAGGGGGCAAAGCCCCCGTATAATTAAGCGATCTTGCGAGTCTTCGGTTTCACGACCTTCTTGGAATCCGTTACTGCCGCAACCTCTTTCTGCTTTAGGAGATGCGGGTTGGTAAACTCCTCTTCGTCGTGAAAGTTAGAAGACATCTCGACTTGCTGGCCTAGCTTGTACAGGTCGATAGTGCCCGTGATGTTTGGGCGTCTCCCCTCTGGGCTAGCGTCCGCCCAGAACGAGTACGGTAAGCGTAAGGTCGATCCATCTTCGAACTCAATGGCGACGCTACCGGCGTGCGTTGGACGCTTGCCTTGGTGGTACTGATTAGTCCAGCCAGCAATAGAGATTGACTTGATCTTGTTCTTTACTTCGTTTGCAGTTTTCATAGTTTGTACTCCCTGTACATATAAATGATTGAAGAGTCCGGAGGGACTCTGTCCCGAAGGACACTTCATGAACAGCATGGATCAGAGGAGATCAGATTCGTTATGGCCGACCCGGATCATTCGCGGATGTGTGTTTATCCGGGAATGATGCGGACTCGGACAAATCTGATGGTCAAAAGCAGACCTAAAAGTTTTTCGCGGCCCAAGACGCGATAAAAGTTTTTGCTAAGGTGTCTTTTGACCTGTTCTCCTCCCATGCTATTGACTGCACGCGCAACATAGGCGGGTAAGCGGTCGCGTAGCGATCCGAGGGAAGGGGTGAACGGATGCGGGAGCGTGATCCCCCGAGCGATAGTGAGCCGAGGAAGCTTACCCGGTTATGTAGATAGGGCGCGTGCGCGAGCGGTGTATCGGGTTATCCCGTGGAATCCCCCGGGGATTACTCGGGATAATCCCGGCCTTTCAGCGAGCCTACGATGGTGGCATATAGATGCAGGTTGTAAGAACCCCGATAGTTGACTCTATCCGAAGCGTTACCACGTTTGGATATCCTGCGTTTCACGGAGGCCCCTTGAAGGGCTGGAGTGAAAAATCTATGGAGCCTGAAGCAAGGCGGATGAGTGAACGGAAGTCAAAGGATTATTTGGTTGTTTCAAATAATCGTTAGCGAGGCTTTGTCAGCCGAGCGGTGACTGTAGTGAACGAAGGAGTTTGCGGTGCGAAGCATCTGGCGGAATAGATTTAGCAGGATAACCATTGCGTTTACTACATGGGAAATCTTGTCGTTTACTGGGATTAGGGGTCCTTCACGGACACTCACTCATTGGCACCTGTAATCGTATATCCGGATATTATTAATGGCACCTCTAAGGGTTAGCGTGATGTATATCAAATCTGCCAGGTCATTTAGTGTAAAAGATGAGTAAATTTAGCACCGGGGGAGGGTAATGCGACTTCGGTAGATATATAGTTCCCACCCAGATACAAAAAAGAGCGATTTTCAATCTGCGGTAAATGCTTGATATGCCTCGCAAATTGCAAAAGGTTTCTTTTTGAGTAAGTTCCAATATAGAATGAACCCGCCCCCTGCAGTTGGGGATACGGGGAAAACTGGGAAAACTGATTTTTTGAGCGAAAAAGGAAGATCAGAGTATTGTTTAACTTACAGTATATATATAGGATAGGGAGGGTGGGTCGGTAATTAGAACCACTTAAAAATTTATGTTAATTACTATCAACAAACAAGACGCTCATGCGTCGGAGTTAATGGGAGCTGATACAGTTAAGCTCTGTGAGATGCAAGGCTTTCCGCCTAGACTAGAGAATGAAAGGCAGTCTAGGGTTGAGGCCAACATTTGGGGATTTAAGGCCGAGTTTGCGATAGCTCGGCTTTTTAATTTGGAGCCCCCAACAATCAATGTGCTATCTGACGGCGGTATTGATCTTTGGTTTGGCGATACGTCCATTGATGTAAAGTTTAGTAATAACGAATACGGTGATTTAGTATTCGATACCGAAGAAAAGTTTAAAGCGGACATTGCTGTTGCTGTCGGAAAAGTCGGAGGCAATACCTTGCGCGTGAATGGCTATGCCGACAAAGCGTTTTTTGTTGAGAATAGCGAGCCTCATAATTACGGGCATGGCCCACGGTTGCGTATGAATGCTAAACAACTAAAGCCAATAGAGAGATTGTGGTATTGCTTTATGGCTAAGAAGTTTAAGGGCTAGAATCATGGAAGAATCATACGTTAAACGGCGCAAGGCTCAGATAAAAGAGCAGAAGCGTATCAATGGCAGGCCGCCCAAGAAAGATATATCAGCGAACTCTCCGGGGGGAAGAGGAAAAGTAGGTCGCCCGAAAGGTGATGCCGCGATTATTAACGAGTACAAAGCTCGTATGCTGGCGTCTCCTAAGTCCAAACGGGTTTTAGAAACGATCTTTGATGCCGCACTCGACCACGATCACAAGAATCAGGCGGCGGCATGGAAGTTAGTCATGGATCGTATTGCTCCCGTGGCGGCCTTTGAGAAAGAAATCGTGCAAAATGGCGGGAAATCTGCTATTCAGATCAACATAACGGGCGTGGGTACAGCAGAGGTCAAGGATATTGATCCTAACACTATCCAACCCACGGTAATTGATGGGGACAACGGTGAAATACTTTGATATCTGGGAGTTTGACTGTACGCATACTGGGAAAAACGAAATGGATTCGGAGTTTTTGGAGCGGTTAGACTTCTTGCGAGCCGAATGCGGCTTTCCTTTTCGCATTACTTCGGGCTATCGGGACGCAACACACCCGAACGAGGCTAGGAAAGCTGAGCCTGGCACCCACAATCAGGGAATCGCGGCGGATATTGCTGTATCTAACGGCAAAGAACGCATGAACATCGTACATAACGCGCTCAAGCTAGGATTTGGGGGTATTGGTGTCGCTAGAACTTTTGTTCACGTAGACTCTCGCAAGACAACTCCAGTTATGTGGACGTATTCCTAATGTATTACACCAAACACGCTACGCTTACCGACAATACGCTGACAACTCTACTAACCATCCCTAACGGATACGTTGTTTATGTCAACTATGTTTATGTAGCCAACCACGATACCGCGGCTAACAGCTTGGATCTTAAGTGGACTAATGGCTCGGACGTAGATCAATTGTATTTGTTTGATGGAACAAGCATTGGCGGAGGAAACAGAGAAACATTAGGCGGTCAATCAGATGCGCCTATCTTTGTTTTGCACAACGGAGATATCGTAAAGGCTCAAGCGTCTCAAGCTACTGGAAATGTTGAGGTGGCGATTACGTTTAAGCTGGTAGAGCAGTCACAAGCGTTTAGTAACTTTAATGGATCTTAATATTGAACTACTGCCTTGGCAACAAGAAGTCTGGGCAGACGATACGCGCTTTAAAATTGTAGCGGCAGGAAGGCGTACCGGTAAATCCAGACTGGCCGCGTGGATGTTGATAGTAAATGCTCTGCAGGCCGATAGGGGACATGTGTTTTACGTCGCCCCGACCCAAGGGCAAGCCCG